CATCATCTTGGCACGGTAGCGGTCCATGACCCTTCCTGCCGTCTGCACGGCATCGGCTTGGCTCCAGGTCTCGACGTGGGTGATCATCGGCCCCTGGCGCACCACCAGGGCCGTCCGGTCGTCCCCGAAGCGGGCCACATCCAGGCCAGCCACCTTCGTAGCTCCTGAATAGGCCACATCACGGCCTATGGATGCCTGGATAAGCTCAAAGGGGATGACGATGTCCTCAGTAGAAGCAAGAAAGCTGCAGTAAAACTCCTGATTGATCATCGCTTCCGACATCCCGGCCGCACGTTCGGCGTCTATGTCGGCTTTGGATACGACGCCCGTGTCGTCAACGGTCAGGAGCTGGCAGAACCAGGCAGGGTTGGTTTGGGCCATTTGATAGAGGCTGAATCCGTGGTTACGGCCCCTCGGCGTGTAGATGAATACGGCCCATCCCCCATTCTCTGCCAACATGGGGCGGAACAGGTCCCAGGCTGCCGGATAGTCATCGCTAATCGCCCATTCGGAAAAGACGATTCCGACCGGGTTTGATCCGACCACGGCGTCATAGTTGTCTGCACCGATGATCTGCCACGCGCTGCCGTTTTTAAGCTCGATACGCATTTCCGACTCATTCTTGTTACTCCTTACCTCTGGAGGGAAGTGATCGATAAACCTGAATCCGGCGGCGTCTATGCCATCCCAGACGACCTTGCGGCCCTGGTTATAGGTAGGAAGGCAGTGAAAGTATGTGCCTTTGCGCTGATATGCCTGCGATGCTGTCCAAGAGATGGCCGTCTTGTCCTTCCCGGCTCGGCGATGCCATACCAGGCAGGCCCGCTTGATCCCTCCCGGCTCGCGGCAGCGGTCCATAGCCTGAAGGAATGGCAACTGGTAGCCACGAGGCGCATAGTTTGCGGGGATCGTTACCTCTCTATCCGCCATCGGCGCCTCCGTAGCGGACTACTTTGACGGTCAGGGATCCTTCGACTGCAAGCTCCTGCTTATCCTTCCAACCGAAATTATTTTTGAGTGAGAATGCAGGGCCATTTGTATTTTTTGAAGTAAAGAGGCTCTCTTCGGCGTACATCTCCACCATCGACTTTGCTCGCGTTACCGTGTCAACATATTCCTTTTGCCCTTGATAATTAATAAGCCCCTGTCTCGTCAAATTAAGGTGCAGTGCAAGCCCCGTCACCGTGTATGGTCTATCTTGGTATCGAACAGTCGTCATTGTGCAGTTACCGTCTTTGTCTGTGTGTTCAGTCACCTTGTCAACCCAACACGAATCGAAATATTCTTTAATTTTTTCTTCAAGCTCGGTAGCTGTTTTATATTGCTTATGCTTTCCCATTCTGATAGCTCACCGTATATGTTCTTCCTATTATTAACAGCACAACATCCGGCGCATATTTCGCCATATACATTGACAGATATTCGTTAATTTTATTGCACGCGATGATAAGGGTGGGCTTAATTTTCATTAGATGTTCATAAACGACACCATATAATTGGAGTTGGGCTACCCCACTAATTAATGCTGTCACTCCGTTTTCTGCCACCGCCTTGCACTCGACGATGTAATGTTTTTCTTCCGCAACGGCAACGATATCTATTCTGAATTTCGATTGCTTCCTGCACCTGTTTGGCGGTAATGAAACCTCTTCATTTATCGTCAGTACCTTATCTTCTAAAATATCATTTACGTGTTCCACGAAATATTTCTGGAGTTCTCTTTCGTTTAGAAAATCTGAATGTTCATAAATTAGTGGCTTTATGTTTTGCTCATAGTGTGGGCCATCGGCATACTTTGCCTCGGGGGTGATATTATCGGGGCCTCGGCGTTCGCTGGTTTGAGTTTGCCGAGAGGCTTTTGGCCGGGTCTCGCTCTTTTTAATCGCTTTGGCCCCGGATTTCTTCGTTGTTGGTCGTCCCATCTCTGCTCTAATCGCCCCCTTGCCCCCGCCCGGGGGTGGCCTCGCTTTACTCGGAATGAAGTTACGAGGCTTTTTCTTATGGTGAAGTGATTAGTTCGGCGCGACTTATGGTCTTGATTTTATTCAGATTGGACAATGATTTTTTGATTAGTGGTTTTGTTGGAAAATGATGCTGATGCAGGCTTGGGATTTTGACATGATTGATGCGATTTCCCTTTGAGACATCCCTGCCAGCGACATGGCAAGGACGGCTTTTTGTCTTGGGTCCCGTATCTCCCTGATGGCTTCGAGGCGCTCTGTGTCTCTGGCCTCTTTATCTCGCATTAGAGCGTGAAGGGAATCGCAATAGGCACCGTTGGGGGCGTACTCGGTATTAATGAGGGGTTCCCGGCGGGAATATCCCCCGGCGTCCCTCTCTACCCAGATGCACGGCTCGGTGCAACTATCGAAGTGGGCGCAGTCTCGGCAGGTGATTTTGTCTTTTGGTTTCCTGGCTATGGTTGGCCTCCTCGTCAGATTGCCCCTTTTTTATCCCCTGGCTGTCCCGTGGCCGCGTTTCGTGCGCCCTTCCTCACCCACCTATTCCCAAAGCATACGAACTGCATCCAACGCCAGAAGAAGTTGGGAACGCTACCCCTTGCTGGTCTCCAACAGATTCCGCTCCCGTCGGCGTCACTTCCAAACATCCAACACTCCCACTCGCTTTCTTCTGGAATTTTGATTATCCAGTCAGCACAGTCCATCTTCCGCCTCCTATTCGTCCTTATCGTCTATAACCTCAATGACTTTCCCCTCGTGGATGATGCGGGCCTTTGTGTAGGCATTGACCCTTACCTCGGCGTTAATTCTTGCGTTGTCCAGGTTCTTATGCTTGCTGGTCCTGATCCAGTCGCCGTGTTCGTTAAGACATTCAACAAAGTACATCATTCCCCCCTTCCTTCCTATCCACTCCGCCACCATCTTCACGCTCTCCGGGATCTGTTCGGGGTGGTTGAGGCAGAAGAGCCAAGTGGTGAAGTCATCTATACTGTGTTCATGCGGGGATGCTGCACAGGCGGATGTATTCTTTATTCATGCAGCCCATTATCTTCTACCTCCCTGATAAAAGTAGATATTGCTTTATCCAGATTATCAAACTGTTCTTTTTCGTTATAGAAAGTTTGCCGCATTGAATTAAGTTCACCCTTCGCTCGCTCCCAAGCCATTGCTCTTAGAAGTCTTGTTACAGGAAACTCACTCATTTTGCACCTCGGATGATGTATTCTTTAAGGTTGGTGTTCATGGTCTTCCTCCTAATCCTTAATAAATTCATCTACTACGACGCGACACACACCTTCAGAAAGTTCCGCTGATCCGCACTCGACAATAGCCGTAACATGAGGATGGCAGTTCTCATTAAGCCATTTGATTAGTGGTTTTGCTGCTTCCTGAAATTCGTCTATCTTATTTTTGCTTAGTATCATCTTCCCTCTCCTTCCCGGCCAGCGCGGCGTCTCGCCTTGTAAAACACTCACAACCTTTGGAGTGATGCGGCCATCCTGAATTACCACTTTTGCTTCCGTGAATCTCTCCGGCAATGCAGATATAGCCGCGTATTTTCTCACACCCACAATGACCTTTCTCTTTGATCTCTCCCGGCATTCTTCTACAGTGCCAATAATCAACTAAAAGATACTTACAGATACAGCAGCATTGATCGGGCCACGGGTCTTTCCCTATCTGGCATTCACCTTCCAGTGGGGTGATGTATTCCCTCGCCTCATCTCGCTCGCCACTGATCTCCACACACTTCTCAACAGCTATCTTTAACTCGGCCATGATTTTGTCGCCGTTCTCGATAGCAGCTTCTAAGTCGTCCCTTAGCTTGTACTTTTCCTCTTCAGTATGTCCAAGTTTTATGGCTAGCAAGACTACTTCTTTTTTAGCAGCGTCCCGTTCCCTCCAAGCCCGTGCGAGATCGTCTTCCAGCATAAGAATTTTTTGGTGCATGACTTCCTTGGCCTCCTCGATGAGTTGGGCGTTTTCCTTTAATTCTGCTTTTTCACGCTCGTACTCGCAGATGTTGCAAGATCGTGCTAATTGGCCGTGTTCACATTCTAATGTCATCTCATACCTCCTGGCCTAATTCCTCGTTTGCGATCTCCCACATCCTGGACGTCCTTTGCGTGTCCTTTTCTGGCGCAAGGATTCCGACAGATGCGATCTTCCTCAACGCCTCGCGCTGACGTTCGATGATAGAGATAGCCTTCGCAAACTCTACCGGACCAATGCGTTCCATGTCTCCCAAGTGCTCATTTGCTTTTGCCACGAACTCATCAACGGTCATGCGGGCCTCCACGCCAGCTCGTCATGCGTCCGGCAGTCGAGGAGGCGGCCGGAAGCCTTCTTTCCGGCACGAACGACTATTTGATCTCCATCCCTCTTCATTCCTTCACCGAT